CACCTGCCGACAAGATTTGTGTTGTTAGTGTAAAGTTTGCCAACTCATTTTGATACAAATAGTTGAAAGGGTTTTTATAAATCTTATCTTTTTGGAATGGTGCAAATGTCAAGAAAAAAGTATGAAGCGATAAAGTTGGAATTGCGGCATCATCACGAGCAAATGATATAGTGAGCGCTACTTTTGCGTTATCTGGTTTTATCATTACAAACTCTTGTATATTAGAATTTTTCCCTCCGACATTAAAGGAGTCATTCTGTTGAACTGTTTGACTGAAAATATCAATTGCCGTGTTAAATCCTGCTGGTTTGCCTTGATACGACGCTGGTATCAGATTTAATCCATTTACAAATAGCGTGTCAATATTTGTGGTTGTGCCTGTTGACACATTTACAAACCCAAAATATACTTTGAACGCCTCATATTTTTGAAACATTGTTTCGCCTAAAACCAGTCGCAAATCTACAAAAAATGTGTATTCCGTGTTGGTAGAGTTTCGTATTCCTATTTGCGATAGTGTGGTTCCTACATTTGCTCCATAGAGCCATAATTTCGCTACTTCTTGGTTCATTTATAATAACACTATATTATTATTATAAATGTTTATTTCGGCTTCTTATGTGTTAAATACTGACTTTTGGCCGTATGCACTAAACCCGTCATTAGACGGCCGTCTCCCGCTTTGTGAGTCGGCATAAAACTGGGATAAATCTTCCCACTTGGTAAATAGTGAACGCTTTTTTTTTCCCATTATACTCTTGGGTGATAATTTAATAGCGAGCGTACATTACGCCGTTTTCCATGACTAGCACTTGGTCATACGCAGCGAAAGCAGTTTGAAGAAGTGTGACGTTGCCTGCGGGCACGTAATTTCCGATGAAGAAGATGTCGCTGGTGTTGGTGTTGGTTCCTGCGAAAATAGCCGCCTTATCAGCATTCTGGTACACCTCCATATCAATGCCTACAATGAAGCTACCCGAATCGGCGGTTTTTGCGAGGTCCGCAGTTGAAATTGAGGTAGGGACATCAAGCGAATAAGAAATCAAATCAATAGACGGCTGTAAGCTGAGGTCAGCAAGAGAACCAAAGCATTTCACTGCCTCATTGTAAATTTCTGGGACAGATGTAGGCTGAGTGGAAGGAAGCACTTCCGACCCGATCCTAAAAGAATAACTGGCTAAGCCATACTTGCAGTGAGACATGGGGTACAGGCCAGTAGTTCCCGAGGTTGTGCGACTCGCAACAAAGATGTTCTTGAGGGACGAAAATTTTGCAGGAATTGGAAAACTGCACTGCGTTCCTGCAGTGGTAATGGCTACAGAGTTGGTGTAAGACCTGTAAGAAGGCAAGACCATCTGCATGGGGCTTGAAGAACCAGCCTTAATAGCAGAAACGGCACTATCGGGCAGCTCCAAGAATTCGCCGCAGTAATTTACGCCACTAAAAACAAAAGTGGGGGCCGTAGCAGAGCCAGCAACTAACGCAAGAGACGACACCAGATTTGATTTCAAAACGATTTCTACTCTGAGTGGGGCTGCAGTGAGCTCGAACAACGGCAAGTATGAAGCTCCAGCCAAAGCACCTACCATCGAAACAAGGTTAATAGCAAAGGGGACAGCGGTTCCAGCGGTAGTAACAGCAGTAGAAGCCCCACGATTTACACCACGGGGGTTAATAACAGCGTTCTGGGTGTAGGCAGCGGCCGTGTTTGATGTAACAGTCCATTCAGGGTTAGTTCCACTTGTAACAGCGAAGCGTCCCTTGACGGTGTCGTCGGGCGCTTGGTAATCGTATAAAATCTTGGCGAGCTGGGAATAATTATCAATATCTTCACAGATAATACCACGCTATAACTAACAAGCATTTCCTCTTATTAAGCGTCATACCTTTTTAAATGGGGTATGCACCCTCTCGGGTGGGGTTAGACTATATCTTAAGCATCATCAGGTTGATTAGACCATCATTTGACGCCCACAGGCATTTAGTCGTTGAACCGCCTTCATATCCTATCATAACGGACTTAGAAGACTGGCTGCGGATTGCCCTATAATATGAACCTTTTTACTATACCTTATGTTATTATCATAAGCCACCATAATGTTTCCAATATGGTTTAGTATTTCATATCTTGAGGGGTTTCCCGCAATTTGGATGTGTTGCCCTAAATAGGACTTGCTTATCTTTTAATAAACATTTACTCCCTGAAGGTTAAGGAGATTTGACCCATGGAAAACACGGATTCTCTGGATGAAACCGTGAATGCCGCACGACTCGAAGGTTCCGGCGGAAGCATCAGAAGTAGCACAGGATAAAGTAACTGTGCCTCTCAAATAAGACTCGGAAGGGATAAGGCAAGTATTTGCTCGGGTGGGGATATTGATGGTAATTGTATCATTGGGAACGTAGTTGCCAGTTCCTGACTGAGGCTGAACCTGTGTCAAATATCTTCGGGCACTGGCCGACTCAACTTTGGACTGAAATTTAAGATTCGCGGGTATCATATTGTATATTGTAATACAAGATAATAAATTTTGAATAAACTTAGCGTTTCAAAACATTTCTTTCTAAACCGCCAGAAACTTTTCTTACAAGGGCATCTGCAACTTGTTTGGCCGCGGGTCTTTCTAAAAGAGGGATTTTTGAACCAAGTCTCATTTTTCCAAGGGGCATTTTAAAGCCCATCATTGCTTTTCCTAAAGGTGCTTTGTATCCAATCATCATTTTATATTATATGTAAATATAATAAAGAGGGCAAACTACGTTTTCCCTTACCCTTTCCTTTTTAAGCGTGGCATGTGAAATAGTAGCAAGAGGGGAGGCACTCCCCTCTACATTCCGCCAAATCTCACACAATCCAATTGTAGCGTCATCTGATATTGAATACCATTCATATTAATAAGTCGCGACTCATTGTCTAAAAGCCGTATTTGAATTTGGTCCAATTTATTCACATAGAGATTTGTTCTGTAGTTATTCGGATTCGTATATGTGATTATGCTAAAGGGGGCCACATAGACGGGGATTGCTGCTAAAATTTGCTGATTGAATGGTTGCGCTACATTCACATTGTAAGTTGGAAAATTCACCTCTACATTGATGACGCGAATTTGGTTCAGATTTACACAGTCTCGTCCATATAGTAGATTCGCCGTGCTGGTCGTATTTGTAGTTTTGCTAAATCCAAGGATATGATTAATTGTCGAGGCATATATTATAAAGTTGCTTGTCGAATGAGTAATCAAGATTTTGCTGGTTATACTGCTATACGTTACTGTATACGATGCGCCCATTGCTGCTTGGATTACCCCTATAAGTTGGGTTATTGTGTAATTTCCTGGTTCTATATAGTATGTAGTTGTGGGGTCACCCACGAGCCCAAAAATGAATGTGTTGTCGAAACCAGTGATGGAGTAGAAACTGTAGGGGATGTTTGCATTTTGGAGCGATAAGTAAATATGCATCCCATCTGGGATTTCTATCACTGGTAAATAATAAATGCTGTCCGCTGTGTTCCCACCCACCGTCTCTGTCGCATAGCGGCTATTAAGGTATATTTGAATTGATTCATTCTGCATCGTTAGTTAATTTATGGTGAGATTTTATAGGTCATTGTTTCGTTTTATTGTTAAAGGGTTAAAATTGCGGTAGAGTTTATCCTCTATTGTATCAATATCTAAATGAGAATATTCCTTTTCAAAAACATATTCATACAACATTCGAGCATCGTCTTCTTTCATTTGAATTATTTCTTTATTTATTGAATCCCACTCCTCTCTATTTTTTGGCTTGAATAATGTCGCAAATGTCGTTTGCTTTCGCAGCATCTTCGGCATATACAGGTAAGATTGTAGTGTGAAAATGAAACATGTATTAAGATGCCTCGCTTTGATTAGCATTGTATTTAGCATTCGTTGCACATCCTTCTCTTTTAATGAATTTGCCATATCATCAATAATAACACAATTGTATTCCATCTCGTCTTCATCTTCGTGGTCTTCTTTCCTCTTGGTCAGCTCAGAATATAAGTCTTCCAAATTGTTGCGAGACAACTCATTTATCACCTTATCGTGCTTTGCGAATGGGTGGTCTTTTATACTTTGAAAACTGATTGCTGGTGTGAATAAATAGAGGTGATGGAATTTCTTATGGTAAGCACCACCCTTTCTAAATTGATTCAAAAGTAAACTTGTCTTACCCGAGCCTCCTGACCCTACTAGCAAATAAATCATTCCATTGCGGCGAGAAATACCCTCTACAATATCGGGGATGTATTTATTCATTTTTTCTTTGATTGGTTTTGTATCCTTGATAGAGGTGTTGGGTGTTTCGCTAATATCAATCGGCATTCTATACATTACAGACATAGTTTAATTTAGGAAATCTTATCTTTGCCTACTTTATAGATTTGATGAGTGATACAGACCAGCCTGATAATGCAGCCGATGACGCAGGATTAACCAAACAAAAAAAACCTCGCAGTGAGGCGCAGATTGCGACATTTGAAAAGATGCGTGCAGCCAAGGCCGCTAAACGTGCCGCTGCTGAGCCCGCGCCAATCCCAGATAAAGAACGCAAGAAGATGATACTCAAGGCGGTTAAAGAGAAACTGAATGGTGACCCTAAACCTGAGGTCATTGATGAGACCACTGAGGAAGAAGTGAGCGAAGAAGAGGCACCGCCGCCTAAGAAAACCGCAAAGAAGGCCGCGCCGCCGCCCCCACCCGTGAAGGCAAAGAAGGAGCCCAAAGTCATTTATGAGGAAGACAGCGATACTGAGGAAGAGGTCGTCATTGTGAAGAAGCGCAAGAAGCCAAAGAAGAAGACCATCATTTATGAGGAGAGTGAAAGTGAGGATGAGCCTGAGCCGCCTAAGAAGGCCGCCCCGCCAAGCCGCGATACCAAGAGTCAACAAAACAGCAAGTCATTGTTTAAGATTACACCCGGTAAGGCTGAGGCACCAAAACCGATTTATTATTTCGCGGACTAATAGGGCAAACTACGTTTTCCCTTCCCCTTTCCTTTAGGGCAATAATATATATAATGGAATCCGATCCCCCTGTTAATGATATTGAATCCCGCGAACCCAAGGAGATTGACTTGCGGATTGCTGATACGTTTGCTACTACTAATGCAGCGAACATACAATTTGGTCTTTATATAAGTGGCTGTGGTGTTGCAGCGGCTTTAGTAATAATGGGGTTCCTCATTTATGCGATTGTAAGTTAGATATAATGGGCGCTACAGAGCGGCCATTATAAACCGTTTAATTAAGTCGAAGGGTTTCGAAGGGTTAAGGGAACTGGTGCCGTATCTCATAAAATTGAACACCTCCCTCATAAAATATTAAAATCAAAAAATCTTATTAATTTATACAATGATTCCAATGTGTTTTGACAGTGATGGTTTCAAAAAAACAAGAAACTATGTAGAACTAATGAAGACCGTGATCGAGTATAGTAAATGTTCTCAAATTGATATTGCAGTATGTGAGTGGTCTGTTATTTCCAGATACAAAGAGGAAGATGGTGTGACGTGTTTATGCGGACACGAAGACTGCAAATATGTGTATGTTATCAAAAATTTATATAATCTCAATGAATTAAGCCCAATTGGAAGCGAATGTATGAAATATTTTGAGTGGAACGAACAAGAAGCAAAAATATTCAAAGCATTTGAAAAGTGGCACTATAAAAAATACCATAATCCAGGGTCAATATACGACCAAGTAGAATTCCACAAAATAATAAAAGATGTCGAATATGTTCGTGGTTTGGAAAGATGCAAACAGTCTGCCGAGCATAAACGCCTTCTTGAATATGCCAGCGCTGTGTGGGTTCATAATCCGCCACCGCCGCCTTCACTATCTCTTCTACAGCCGTCGTGTCAGAAATGTTTAGAACAACAAAAAAAAGGTTATAAAAAATGTTATAATTGTTTTACCAAAAAATCTCCAAAGCCTATTTGTGGAAAATGTGAAGAGCAAAAGAAGAAAGGGTTTCTGTGGTGTTATGTGTGTTATAAAGAGAAACTATAAAAAGAGCGGGTTGAGCGGTTCGGGTCGGGTTATTTGCAACTCCTCCCTATAATAAAAATTAAATTTGATGTGATGACCTATCATCATCATTTTTTATTGATTTTTATCAAGAAACCTCTTTTAACCCGCTCAACCCGCTCACCCGCTCTTTTCTTATATTATATATTATAAAATATAAGGAATGACTGCATAAACAGTAAGGAAAACAAATAAAACACCGCTAAAAAAAAAGAGCGGGTTGCCGAGCGGGTTAGAAAATAAGAGCGGGTTGGATTACACACCATCGTCCTCCCCCTCTTCCTCCAATTTGATAAGACACCCTGGGATTCCTAATGCCTCCCTACACTTCTTGATATCAAAATCCCAACCCTTCAAACGCTCATTACCAATACCTACTGATTTACTCATTCCTGGAATTTTCATATGAGACAATCGGCAACCAAATTGGAGACTATTACATTCATAACGCATTTTTGTTCTAGTAGTCCATTCATTCAAGCTTCCAAACAACTCTGAGGTTGAAATAGTAGTTTTTACATTGGTCGTCATAAAATCCGTCATAAACATTTTCAAGGGCGGCACAGCTATTTCTTTCAAATCTTCGTTGTATTCAGTAACAGGCAATTTCATTGAAAGTACACTCTTAGCATCGGCAAGGGTATTAAAATACTCAAATACGGTTTTCATAGAATCCACATCATTAAGGGTTTCATAAAATTTATCAAAATAAGGCTGATTTCTCACTAACTCATTACTACACTGGACGAACCACTTTCGTCTATCGCCATCTGTGGTATTCATTGGCTCATTTCCATAAGCGTCTGGATTCGAGAACGCAATAAATTTATGGTAAGACGGCACCTCAAACCGAGACTTGCCCTTATCGTTTATACGAATAGTCGGCTCAGTAATCAATCCTTTAATCTTCCCTTCGCACCCGCTCATTTCTTTTTTAGAAATTTCATCAAGACATACCAAATAGGAATTCAACATTAATGAATTGAATTCACCCCAAACCTCCTTGCTGGGTTCTTGGGTCTGTAAAATCTTCGACGCTCCAAGAATAACACTGAAGAATCGCAACAACGAACCCTTACCACCGCCTTCAGCTGATACGAAAACGGGCATAGACAATTTGATTGACGGAAACTGAATAAGACAGGCAATCCATTTGATAAAATACTCATAACAATAATCCTCGTGATTACAAAGAATTTTAATATGATTAAGAATCAACTCAACCGCCTCTGGTTTTGGAACATATGTTTTTACAGACAACATTTTAAAATCACGCCAGGCATTATAGACATCACTCGGAACTTTCAAATCAGGAGGGACAATTTCTATTGTTCTCTTAACCCTAATAGTGGGATTATTATGAAGCCACTTTGAAATAAAATTCAGCGATTCTTTCTCACCCTTTACAACTGCCTCATAAGTCATATGCTCGTAGGAAGTAATCAAATGAGATTTCGTCATCACAATATCGCCAGTCTCTTCTGTTTTTACAAACATACCTATATTTGTGATTTTACAATGAGTCTTCTCAAATTTCGCTGAAACAGCTTTAAATGAGAAATCCTCATTTATCTCGGCAACAAGAGGAACTAATGGAATACCACCCTCAAGCGGCTCGTCAAATGGCTTCACCTCCCATTTAATATCAAAACCAAACAATTCTGTAATATGGGCTTCCATAACTTTTATAACATCAACTTCCGATTTAAGGTCTGACTTCAAAATCATAAATCCGTCCTGACATGGAACAATGCTGTCTAACTTATAACCAAACTCACTGCATATTTTAGAAACACAACATTCTTGTAGCATACGCTCAACCGACTGAGCCCACAACCCCATAATAGAGCGCTTCTTTGCTTGTGTACTTTTCTTCTTCCAAGTTTCATTTGAAACATCATCAATCATATCAACATTTCGCTTATATATAAAATCCATCACATTCAACAACTCCTTTTCCATTTCATTAATTTCAATAATCTCACCTCCCTCTGCATTATAGGTTTTCTGCCACTCGGCATACGACCCTCCAAAAGATAAGGAAATAAATAATTTCTTTGCTTGCTCGTAAGGGGATAGAATAACTCCAGTATCTTTGTTTAAAATGGGTCTTAAATGATGCTGCTCGGCAATTGAATGTCTCCATTTTTTTGGGTCAGCACAATAGGCAATGCATTGTTTATTTGTAATTCCATTTTGAAGACATATCTGATTTACTACGGACGGTTGACAATTTACCATATCATAATCAACGTAGTTATTAACACAAAGTGAATGTCTTGTAGGACGGTGAAACAACGATAATGATAATGAACCAATTGGCTGAACACGTCCCCATTTATGGCGCGCCATAATATATTTAACAGCAATCTTATCAGAACTAGCAATGTAATTTTTTTGATAGTTTATAAGTAATTCTTGTTCGTTTTTGTAGGGCATATGTTTGAATTTACCTGTTTTATGAAATTTGATTCCCATCTTATTTACGATGAATCCATTGCACATTTCCGGATTAACAACTTCGTAACAATTAGCGTCACAAAAGATTGAGTTTTTAAAATCGGAGCGTTCGAGGGTAAAAGAGAATTTTTTGGCTTGGGAGAACATTTTGCTAAAGTCGGGGTTGTATATAATTCTATAAGATAATAATTTCTAAGTAGTTTCTTGAAATTATTATTTTGCGTTTTCAATTTTATAAATCCAAAAGGATTTTCCTAAATGTTTTGAATTCCATAGAAACATCATATCGGTGTTTCATAGAAATTCGACAAGATTCTCGATGTTTATCGCGATTGTTTTCAACCCAATTGGATTTATATTTGGCGACTCTTTCTTTGTTTTTATCATTCCATTTTTTAGATGCTCTTATCTGTGCTTCGGTGGCGGGCATTATTCTTTATTATATAATAGCATTATATATTTATATCGTTTTGAAAGAAATATATATCCTAAAGTATTGTCCCCCAGGACATCTTTTTTCGCATCGTCGCTTTTCGGCGTTCCCACGCCTCGGCGGCGGCGCTCTTGTATGGTGTGTCCTTGTAGTCGCGCATAAGGACCTTGTAGCGGCATGCAGCCAATTCGGTAATCCATTCGGTTTTCTGTGTTTGAGTCATTCTATCCATCGTATATATAGCATATAGACTTGGTTTCAAGCAAAAGTAAATTTCAAAACATTATAAAAAAATTTAAAGACATAAAAACAAAATCGACTGATATAATATACAATGTTCGACAAACAAGAATATATGAAAGAGTGGAGAAGAAACAACCGAGACAAGCTTATTGGGTATAGGAAGAACTGGTATGATAATAACAAGGAGCATATAAGAGCATACTGGGAGCGTACACGGGAGAAGACACGGGAAAGACAAAGACGCTGGTATGCTAAAAATAAAAAGGTAATAAAAGAATTGGTTGAAGAAAAAGTAGTTATGATAATTCCAAAAATAGAGGCTGAGTCAGAACCTCCAAAACCAAGAGGTCGTCCAAAAACGGGAAGAATGTCGGCAACTGAAAAGAAGCAACGAAAGATTAATAAGGATTTAGAGGAAATACAAAAGCGCGCCGACCAATTTAAAATGTCCCTACAATGTATAGATGCCGACCAGAGGACAGAAAGCAGCAGAGACACGAGCATTGAATAAAAAATTCAAGGCTGAATTAGAACGCCTAAATAATCCAGTATCTTGGAAATGGGGGGACAAACTGGACTTGTCGACGGCGGTAGAGATTCCCGCTGATGAAGTGAAAATAAGATTGTCGAGAATATCAAAAATATCTTCACCTCTAAGTTAATAATAAAACACACCAATTTATTGATTGGTGTTTTTTGTGTGGAGGCTCTTTTTGTCTTGGGGAATGGGAGGGCTCTTATTTTTATGGGTTTTAATGCTCCACACATTATACAAAGAAAATAATTTGGTGAAAAAACGCAATCTGCACAGCCTGTAAGATTGTGTTTTTAAAAACAGAAAAAATAGAATCAAAAAAATAATGTTGTAAAGTATACCTACTCCTTTTCCTTGTCGTGAATCTTTATATAAATATTAGCTTGCGCTTTTGAAGATCCCATCGATTCCATCTCCTTCGCCATCTGTTCGGTTTCCTTCATAAGGTCAGAGTACTTAGAGGTGAGATAGAAGTGGCGCAAACTGTTGACGCTTTTCTTTCCACCGAAAATCCCATTGAGGCGTTGGTTAAGAGTC